GCGAACGGCGACTATATGGCTATCGTTGGCATCTACGCCACATCATAGGGACGCAGCATGATTACAGGCATCTTGAACGCCGCCGAATTGGTGATTGACGCGGCAACTGGCGCATTCGAACTGAGAGCGGTGGTTGAACTCGTTGATGACACGCTCGGCCCGCTGGGGGTGCGCCGTCATGTGGTGCAAGACCCGTCCATCGTGGCACAGGTCACCGCGTTTGCTGATGCGATGCTGCCCACGTTGAGTGCGTCACTGGGTATTGAGGTGTCACGCCCGTGACTGCCGCTGACTTGATTACGGCGGCACTTCAGCGCCTGTTGGTGCTGGAGCGCGGTGGAACGCCAAACGCCGACGATGTGAACATCGGGCTGCAACGTCTCAACGACCTGATTGAGAGTTGGCAGACCGAACGCTTGACTACGTACACCCAAAACCGAGCGACGTGGACGCTGGTGGCGAACCAAGCGTCGTATACGGTGGGGTCTGGTGGCGAGATTGACATCCCGCGTCCGCTCCTGCCGCAAGACATCACGGTCAAGGTGCGCGACACCAGCCAGTCTCTGCCACCGGAACTCAATCTCAACAACCTGACCGACGACGCGTGGGCGGCGGTGCCCATCAAGAACCTCACGTCGATCTATCCGACGGCGTATTACTACAGCCCGACGTATGGTTCGACCGGGTTTGGCACGTTGTCGTTCTGGCTCATTCCGACCAGCAATACACTGCAAGGCGTCATCTACTACCGTGCGCCTATCGAGACGGTCACGCTGTACGACGACATCTATTTGCCGCCGGGGTATCTGCGGGCGCTCCGCGACAACCTTGCGTTGGAGCTTGCGCCGGATTACTCGGTGCAGCCGTCTGCGATGCTTGTTCAGACGGCAATTGACGCCAAAAGCAATATCAAGCGGGCCAATGAGCGTCTGGCGGACATGCAGTGTGATGCGGCGGTCACAAATCAGTCAAAGCCGTTCTACAACATCTTTGTGGGGCCGTAATGGCACGGTATCCGGGGTTTGTCTATGGGTCGAACCCGTCGCAATCGCCACTCGCTGACCCGCAGCGGACGGTGAACTGGTATCCAGAGCCGGTGCAGGCTCCTGGAGTGCCCAACTCGGCGGTGCTGTATCCCACGCCGGGATGGCGCACGTACGTTGATACCGGCTACATCGGGTGCCGCGCCATGTATGCCATCGACGGGCAATGCTATGCCGTTGTGTCGTCGGGCCTGTTTGACATCGGATCGGACCAGAGCGTCACGCAGCGCAACAGCAGCCAACTGATGGCCGTGGACGACAACCCCGCCCAGATGACGTGGGACGGGCACACCGACCACAAGCTGGCGATTAGCAGCGGCGGCAAGCTGTACCTCTACGACACCAACCCTACGGCTGCGCCGTGGACGACCACGCCGTTCTCTAACCCCGTGTTGTTCACTTCCGGCGAAGTGACCATCAGCATTGCGTCTCCGGCGGTCATCACGCAGACCGCGCACGGGTTTGTGGCGGGTGATGTGGTGATGTTCAATACCACGGGCGCACTGCCGACCGGACTTTCAGTCGGCACGCTCTACTACGTCATCGCGGCGGGCCTGACGGCCAATGCGTTTGAAGTCTCGACCACCGCAGGTGGGTCAGCGGTCAACACGTCTGGCACTCAGTCGGGCACCCATACGGTGCTGCACGGCCAGGTGCCTGCGTTCCACGTCAACATGATCGCCTCGCGGGTGTTGGCGTTTGACAACGACAGAAAGACGTTGTATTGGTCGGACACCGACGACGCGACGACGTGGAATCCGCTGAGTTTTGCCCAGCGCAGCATTGCCCCCGACCCGTGGAAAGCCATGACGGTGGACGGCAAGAACCTCATCTGGCTGATTGGCGAACAGACCGGCGAGGTCTGGTATTACAGCGGCGCTCTTGATGCGCCGTTCCAGCCGGTGCCTGGCGCGGTGTTCCGCTACGGAGTGGCTGCGCCGTGGTCGTTGACCTCGATTGGTGACCAAGTGGTGTGGTTGTCGCAGAACGTCAGCGGCAATGGCATCGTGGTGATGACCAACGGCTACACGCCGGAGCGCATCTCGACGTATGCGGTCGAGACGGCCATCAACCGCTATGCGGCCACGGTGGGCATCGAAGACGCGGAAGGCTACGTCTACCAGGATCAGGGCCATGTGTTCTACGTCCTGACGTTCCCTGCGGCCAATGCGACGTGGGTGTTCGACATGACCACGGGCTTGTGGCATGAGCGAGGGACGTGGAACAGCCATGCGCTGGTCTACGAAGCGTGGCCCCCGCGCTGGCATGCCTTTGCCTTTGGCGTCCATCTGGTGGGGAATCGCGACGACGGCATCATCTCGGAAATGGCCGTGTCGATTACCACAGAAGGCGACGGGAACCATATTCGGCGCTTGCGGATCCCCCCGCCGTTGGCGTGCGCCGACCGTATGCAGCGCATGGTGGTCAGCCGTTTGGAATTGATGATGGAACCCGGCACAGGCAACGGGGACGCCATCATTCAGTGGGACATGGAGCCGCAGTCCTACTACGGCAGTGCGCTCTATGGCACGGGCCGGTTTGGCGTTACCACTGATGGGTCTGCGACGATTTGGATGCGGTCGAGCGCCAACGCCAAGACGTGGGGCAACCTTCGCGAGGCCAGCAACGGGTCACTGGGTGATTACGACAAGCGAGTGACGTGGTATGCCTGCGGGTCAAGTTTGAACTTGTGGGTGCCCGAGATTACGGTGAGCGATGCGATTCCGTGGCGTCTGCTGAACGCGGACGTGAAGGGTACCAACATCCAGGGCGTGACCGATGGCCCTACCTAGCCTGCCGCCGCCACCGCTGCTAACGGACGTGCTGGATTCGTCTAAAGGCGTGTCGGTCGCCCGGAAGATGCACCGTGTCTGGGTGCAGTGGCTGAATGCCATTGTCAGCCGGTTGCAGTTGGCTCCGCTGATTGTGACCACGTCGTATCAGAAAAGCATCACGACGGCGTTGTCAAACCAGATGCTGCTGCCTGCGGCGAGTAACACGCAAACGGCGCTGTATCGCATCAGTTACCACAACGATCTGAATACGGCGGGCGGCAAATCGACGTTTACCATCACCTACGTGTGCGATGGGGTCAGCCGCACGGTGTCAGGAAATCAAGTGACATCGGTCACTGATCCAACGTCCGGTGTGTTGGTGATTGACCCTGATGTCAACACGGCGATTGTCTATGGCACGACATGCGTGATTCCCGGCTCCGGCATTGACTACAATTTGTCTGTGACGTTGGAGCGCATCTCGTGACATCGCGCATCCTGCCTCGGGACGAATGGGCGCGGCTTGAGGGCACGTTGCTGTGGCCGGTCGTGCAGTCGTTCGACCCCGACTCGGTGGTGATGGTGGTGGAGCGCGACGGGCGGATTGTCGGCTGCGCGGCGTATTACCCGCAGTGGCACCTTGACGGGGTATGGATTGCGCCGGATGTGCCGTCCGTTGGGGTCGGTCGCCGGTTGTTGACGATGGTGAAGCGGGTAGCGCAGGAGTACGGCATTTGGTCAGTCTGGGCAATGGTAATGTCTACGCGCAGCCGGAAGCTCATTCAGTCGCTCGGCCCGGTGTTTCACCTAAACTGTGAGCATTACGACGTGTGTCTGCGAGGGAAGTGATGGCAATCGTGATGGAAATCGATCCTGTTACCGCAACAATGCAAGGTTTGAACGCTGGCGCTCAAATGTACGCGGGGAAGCAGCAGGCGAAAGCATCGCGCTACGCCACTGACCGCCAGACCGAAGCCGCCAAAGCGCAGATGGCGTACACCCAGCAGCAGGACTATCAGCAGGCGATGGCCGCTGAAGCCGCACAACGCGCCAACTACGAGCAGTGGCGGGCCGGTCAGCAGACCAGCAACGACGTGCTGCAAGCGCGTGAGCAGCGGTTGGGCAACCTTGCTGGGTTGATTGGTACGGGTCCGAGAGCGCCTATTACGACCACCATCCCTGATTACGTGCCGTCACCGACGCCGCGCCGTCCGACCGGCAGCAACACCCTGCGTTCGTTCCTCGGAGAGTAAGCCATGCCGACCCCACTCAACGAAGCCGACCGCCAAAGCTATCTCACGCGGTTCAAGGTCCGCTACAAGAAGTTCCTTGGGCGCGAAGCGTCCGACGAAGAACTGCAGGGGTTTCTTGACAGCCGCGAACACGCCGATGCGGCCCTCGACGAAATCACCAACAGCCCTGAGTATCTTGCGCTCAAGGAAAGCAACCCGACGTGGTTCAACAGTGACGGGTCGCTGAAGACGGGCTACACCAACCAGGGCGCGGGTGGCGGGAGTGGTGCGTCTGGTGGGTCGGCACCGACGTTCACGGCGGGGATGAGCCGCGACCAGGTCAAGAACGCGGTCGAGCAGTTCTACGCCTCTAAGGGCGTCACGCCGCGGCCGACCTCAGTGGACTACTGGACGGACAAGTACTTCTCGAAAGAGTTCAACGGTGACGTGGACTACTTCCAGAAGCGTCTGGCCATTGCTGATGAGTTTGGCGGTGGCGGTGCGGGCCAAGGCGGCATTGACCTAAACGCGCCTCTGAACCAGCAGTATGGCGGCGCGATGCCCACGGTGCCTACGGCTGCGCCTTTGCCGGAGATCCCGCAGTCTCCGGCGTTCCAGGCTCCGACGTGGCAGAGCGTTTACGAAGACCCCGGCTACAAGTTCGCCATCCAGCAGGGCACGGAAGCGACCCAGAACGCGCAAGCGGCGAAGGGGATGCTGCATAGCGGAGCCACGCTCAAAGCACTCAGCAACCTCGGACAGCAGACGGCCACGCAGTTCTACAACGACGCCTACAACCGTGGACTGGGCACCTACAACGTCAACTACCAGACGCAGTATCGCGACCCCTACACGGCGCGGGTCAACCAGTGGCAACTGGGCAATGACGCCGCGCAGCAGCAGTATCAGAACCAGTGGGGGCAGTACGCGCAAGGGTACAATCAGTTCCGCAATTGGCAGAACGATGTGTGGAACCGCCAATTCGGATACGCCACTGCGTAAGGGACACCATGCCGTTTCAATACACGCCGTATCGCAGCCCCTACGCAGGGGCCATTGCTGACCTGATTGGCCGACAGGGCGACATCGCTGCTGAACGGGCGCTGGCCGATGCGAAGGCACGGACGGCCACCGTGGGCGCAATTACCAATTCGCTGGCCAACATCGCCCAGTATCGTGCCGATGCGCCGAAACGCGAACTGCAGCAGATGCAACTGGCTGAAGCGCGGCAGAAGATGGCCGATACGGCGGAAGCACGGACGGCAGGCAACACGTTCGCGTCCATGATTACCGATCCCAACAAGGGGCAGTTCCAACCTGAAGGGCCAGACCTGACGACGCCTACCGGCGTGGTGCCCGCCCAGGATGGCTTCACTACGTCCATTGACGGCGTGGAGTTGTTCGACAAGGCGAAGGTCGCCCAGCGCATGGCGCAGATGGGCCACGGCGCGTGGATGATGGAACACGGCGACAAAGTTGATGAACTCAACAAGTCGCTGCTGGAGATGGACGCGTTTGAGAAGAAGTCGCTGCAGAACGCGGCGATGACGTGGGCGGCATTGCCTGACGAACTGCAACTGACAGGCGCGTCTCAGATTCTTAAGGTGATGGGTAAGCGTCTGTCGCCGGAGCAGGTGTCTATCCTGCAGCAGCAGATTGACAGCGGGGACGTGGCTGGCCTTAAAGCGGCGATTACGCCCTTGCTGCCGCAGCCTGATATTGGCGTCGTTAATACGCCCGCTGGCGGCGCGTCGACGTTTTACAACAAAAAAACGGGCGGCGTGTTGGGAACGGTTACTGGTCCTCCGACTGTTAGACCCTACGCTGAACGCGAAAACGAAGCACTTGGCATACCAGCCGACCAACGTACGCCAGAGCAACAACAGATGGTGGAGTCGTGGAACGCACGTCATCCAGAAACAGCCAACACCCAATGGGTGATACGAAACGGCGCGTGGGTTGAAATCAAGAAAGGTACGTCTCAACCAGGCGATGTGCCCGCGTCGGAAGTGCCTGTGCCTAGACAGGAATACACGCCAACCGACCTTGAGCCGCATCAGTTTTCTTCAACGATTGGAACGCTGGTCGCCAATATCCCTACCAGCCACGAGAGACGCGAATCACTGCTGAGTTCATGGAATACTGCTGTGAAGTCTGGCGATGATGAGGAGACCAAGTCTACCGCTCGTATGCTAGTGCGCGAACGGATGAATAACGTAGAAAAGCGGGCAGACACTGGCCGCAACGCTGTTATCAAGTCTCTGGAAAACATCAAGTCTATGTTGTCATCTGTGCCGACCAACCTTGCACAGGGCACGATGGAAAGCATCAGACGCAGCCTTGGCACCAGTAAAGATCCGAAGATGGCTGCGCTTGCGACACGGCTTGGGCTTGCGCTCCAAAACTACACCACTATGGTGAGTGGCGCTCAGTTTACGGACAACGAATTCAAGCGGTACAGGTCTTACTTTCCCGACCTGAGCAACACAGAGTCGTTGAACCAATCGATTGTTGACACATTGCTCGACATGATGAAAGACCAGCGCCTGTCCATGTATGAAACCGCAACAGGCGGTAACGCCAAAGCTGCGGAATGGTTGGCAGGGGTTCAGCCCACGGTGAGAAGGCGGTAATGGCCAAGCGTCCAGTCCCGACTACGGACCTGCAACAAGTCGCTCGTCGTTTCAACGGGGCACCCGTTGAGGGCGACGAACGTGCGTTTACGTTTCGCGACAACATTGACGGCGATGCGTTTGATGCCGCGATGGACAGGCTAGAAGCTGGAGAGACGCTGGACGCTGTGCTTGGCGCGCAGCAGGAAGCCACACCAAGTGACGCCGCTGCGCCAGCCGCAACTCCATATACGCCAAGTCTGCTTACCCAGACAGTGAAAAGTGGCGCTGGCCTGGTGAAAGACGCCGCGTCTGCTGCCGCCGATATGGCAATGGGCGATGCCACGCGTGTGCGTCCCGCTGCTGGAGCGCCGATTGAAGAGAGTCCCACTAAAGCGTACATGCGCGGGTTGGTGTCAGGCACTAGCGAAGGGTTAAGCGATTACGCAAGAGGCATTGTCGGCGGCGTGATGTCGCTGCCGGTATCTGCAGTGCGAAACGTTGAAACGCTTGTCGGCCACAAGCCAGGTGCGACACAGACGCGTGTGCTAAACGCCTTGTCCTACGTGCCGAATACGGCGACCGGCAAACTTGGCGGTCTTATTCCGCTAGGCGCTGGTTTGGCATATGGCGTCAGTGAACTTGGTGCGCTGAAGACGCTTCTTGGCCTTGGCGGTGCGGTGGTTGGTGGCGAAGTGGCTGGCACGGCGACTGACATTGCATTGCCGGAAAGCGTGTCGCCAGAAAAGCGGCAGGCCGCGATTGAACTTGCCAAGATTCCAGGCATGTTCGCAGGCGGTGCGTATGCCCCTCGACTGGCCAACACAGAAACCGCGCAAACGCTCGGGGGCGTAGCCAAAGGCATTACGCAAGGTTCTCTGCGCGATCGGTTGGTTGCTGCTTCAAAAGAAAAGGGTCTTGGCGACAGGGCGTTGGCGTTTGCCATGCCCAAAGGCGTTAAGGCTGCGCTGGCTGAACCCGCCGCGTCTCGCGCTTCTCAGGTGGCGCTTGAACGGATTGGCAACGGCGTCACGGATCTTGTCGGTAACTACGCAACAGCCAGCGATGAAAACGGCGTAGCGTGGAAACTCATCAAAGATTCAAGTGTCAAGAAAGACTACGCTGCGGCCCGTAAGTATATCGACACGTACGTCAAAGCTGGGCAAACGCCGCCTCCTGACCTTGTGACCGTATTTGACGGTCTGCGTGAGCAGCTTGCTGTGCGGTCTGGTGAAACCAGCGCATCTGCCTACAACGACGCCACGCGCACATTGGCCAATGCCGCACGGGAAGGCGCAAAGTCATACGAAGCCGCATGGAAGTCGTTGCCGATGCGGATGCAGGCGCTTCTCCGCAACGTGGATTCGGAAATGCTGGATACGCTGCAAATGCGGTCCAAGAAACTGGGCAAGCCTGCGTCTGACCCGTGGTTTGACATCTTGAACGATGTGACCGATGAGTCTCTGCTGCCACAATCGGTCGAAGTGCCACCGGAGTCACCGGGAGGGTCTGCGACGTGGACACAGCCTGTAGAAGTTGTCCGCGAAGGCAAGGGTTCTGCGGTATCTGTGGACGCGCCTATTGCGCGCCCTGAAGCCGTTGAGACTGTGGGTTCCCATACCATTGCAACTAGGGCGGCTCGTCGTGGAAGCACGGTTGGTCGTCCGATGGCAGGATTTGATTCCACGGTGCTAGAAGAAGCGCGGATGCTGCAGGACATGTCCAATCAATATGAGCGCCAAGAAGGTCTGATGGGTGGACCTATTGATGATGCGTTCATGGCTCGATTCAAGCAGTTGTCCGAAAAATTCCTTGGCACTGAGAACCGCCAGAAATACGATTTCAAGACAAAGAAGACGACGCCGTCGCTGAGTACGCTCAACGGGGCCATTAGCAATCGGTTCAAGTTCCTGCCTAAGCCTATGAAAGAACGGCTTGGCCTGAGTAAGGATTAGCACATGGCAAGCGGCACTCTGGCACCGTCCCCGTACCTCACCGTCCTCGACGGCAATGGCAACCCCGTTCCTGGGGCGCGTATCTATACCTACGCGGCTGGCACCACCACGCCCATCGCGACTTATACCGACGCGGCGTTGAGTGTCGCCAACGCTAACCCCATCATCGCGGATGCCGCAGGTCGCTACGTTGTGTATCTGACCCCCGGCACGGGGTATCTGTTCGACATCCAGACGAGCGCGGGCGTGTCCATCGATACCGTGGACAACATCCTCGGTGTCCCGTCGAGCGCCTCGACCATCGATGTCGCGGGCACCGCTGGTGTGGCGATTACGGCGGGTCAGGCGGTGTATCTGTCTACCGGCACGGGTGGTGCGCCGACGGCGGGCAAGTGGTATCTCGCGGACTCGGACAACACCTACAGCAGCACCCTGCCGATTGTGGGTGTGGCGGTGGACTCCATCGCACTGGGCAGCACGGGCACCATTCGCTTGGCCGGTGCGGTGTCCAATCCGTCTGTCGAAGGCGGCGGGTCGCTGACGGTGGGCAACACCTATTACGTCAGCGCAACGGCTGGCTCGATTACGACCACGTCTCCCGCCAATTCCAAGGTGGTGGGCTTGGCGCAGTCGTCCACCTCGCTGGTGGTCAGTTACCAGTCGCCCATCTCGCTGCCGCTGTCGGTGCTGAACGGCGGCACGGGGCAGTCCACCCTGACGACAGCATATGGCATCCTCGCGGCGGGCACCTCGGCCACGGGCGTGGTGCAGACGGTGGTGCCGGGGACGACCAACAAGCTGCTGGTCAGTGGCGGGTCTGCGGCACTGCCGACGTGGAGTTGGTATTCCAACCCCGCCGAGTATGACAACGGCAACAGCGGGGCGTCGAAGACCATCGACTTCTCTGCCAATGGCCCGGTGCAGAAGGTGACGCGCAACGCAAACACCACGCTGACGCTGACCGCGCCGTCTGTGCCTGCGATGGTGGTGCTGAAGCTGGTGCATGAAGCCTCGGCCACGGTCTACACGGTGGCGTTTTCGCCCACGCCTAAGTGGCCCGGCGGGGTGGCTCCGACGTTTACCAACACGTCGGGGGCTATCGACATCCTGACCCTGTATTGGGACGGGGCGACGTGGTACGGCAGTAACCAGGCGAACTTCGCGTAATGCTGCTCAACGGCTTCTTTTTCGGCGCACCCAAGTTCTCCGCGACCGGCGGCACGATTACCACGTCGGGTGGGTATACCTACCACACGTTCACGGCGTCGGGCACGTTTCAGGTGCTGTCTGGGCCGACCACGTCGGTGCAGCGTCTGCTTGTCGCAGGCGGCGGTGGCGGCGGGACGTGGGGTGGCGGTGGTGCCGGTGGTGCGCTGGCGGGCACGACGAGTGTGTCGGTCGGGTCGTATACCATCACCATCGGCAACGGTGGTGCGGTTCGCACCAACGGCGATAACACCACGGCGTTCAGCCTCACGGCCATCGGTGGCGGTCGCGGTGCCGACAGCGGTGACGGGGCGTCTGGAGGCTCGGGTGGCGGCGGTGCAGGCTTTCCCAGCAACGGTGGCGCGGGAACCGGCGGGCAGGGCTATGCCGGTGGCACGGGCACCATTGACCTGAGCAGCGCCAATGTTGGCGGCGGCGGTGGTGGTGCAGGCGCGGTTGGCAGCAACGCCACATCCGGGTCGCCCAACGGGAACGGTGGCGCAGGCGGGGTGGGCTACCAGTGGCTAAACGGCGTCTACTACGGGGGTGGTGGCGGCGGCAACGGCAATGGTTCCGGTGGAGCAGGCGGCACAGGTGGTGGTGGTAACGGCGGTGCCGGTGGCAATCCTGGCACGGCTGGCACAGACGGTCTTGGCGGTGGTGGTGGCGGCGGTGGTCCCTATGCGGGAGGCAAAGGGGTCGTCATCATTCGGTATCCTACTCCGGTCTAATCGGCGCGTCGTATGGATGAGCATTGGCAGCAACTCCACGCAGAGCGGCATGAGATGTTGATGACCGCGATTACAGGTATCCACGAACGCCTTGATATGTTGAATGGGCGCACACGGATCAACGAGAAGCACATCGCCGTCTTGCACGACCGGCAGAAATTGCTTTGGGGCGGGATGGCAGCGGTGGGCACCGCAGCGTTGGCGTGGATGGTCGAGCGGTTTCGGGTGTGACGCTCGACCTTTACCGCGACCCCACGGTGCGCGACGTGACGCACGGGCGGTTGTCGGTGAACGGCGTGTTCCAGTGCTACACCTTGGAGGATGCCGTCCGCGACCACAAACTGGCGCATGAGACGGCCATCCCGGCGGGCACCTATGCCGTGACGATTGACCGCAGTGTGCGGTTCCAGCGGGTGCTGCCACGCGTCCTGAATGTGCCGGGGTTTGCCGGGATTCGTTTCCATGCTGGCAACACCGTGGCCGATACGTCGGGCTGTATCCTGGTCGGACGCCGCCGCGACGGGGATGCCGTGCGAGAATCACAGTTGGCGCTGGAGGCTTTTCAGCGCACCCTTGCCAATGCCTTGGCAGGCGGGGACCGGGTGACCCTGACTATTCACCCAGCGAAGGGGTAACCATGCAAGACGCCGCGTTTGCCATTGCACAGTCAGATCTGATTCCGCACCCGGAGTATGCCAACCACTTCACGGTGGTGTCCTACCTCGAGCCTAACTCAAGGATGTCCATCCTCCCGTCCGGGCAAGTCACCAGCCGCCCCAACGACAGCGAAATCGGCCCGTGGGAACTGGCGCAGAAGGTGGGCAGCAAGCTGGTGTGGAAGTCGTCGGCGTATCCGACCGGCACGTATGCGCTGCCGCTGGCAGAGGGCGTGTGAACAGCGTCCTGCTGATGGATGACGCGTCAGCCCCGCCGGTCTGGCGTCCTGCGCCCCGCGACTACAGCGGGAATATGTGCGGCATCTACATCGAGGGA